GATATCAATGATATGGTACTGAAAGGACTTGACCCCAGTGCTATAATAAAAGGCAACACCTATCAAGGGTTACAAGCAAAACTTAAACTTACAGATTGGAAAAAAGTATGAGCACGACAGTAGTAAAAAGAGATGGAGTTGTTGCAGGTCTAGATCTCAATAAGATTCATGTGATGGTTGAACACGCTTGTAAGGACCTTGCAGGTGTATCTGAAAGTCAAGTTGAGATGAATGCTAACTTGCAATTCTTTGATGGTATTGCGACAGCAGATATCCAAGAGATTCTTATCAAGTCTGCTAATGATTTGATCTCTCTGGATGCTCCTAACTATCAGTTCGTTGCTGCACGTCTACTTCTATTCAGTCTTCGTAAGTCTGTATACAATGGGCATCCAGAAGGACATCCTCATCTGTATGAACAGATTCAACGTGGTGTAGTGTTGGGTGTGTATGATCCTGCTGTTCTTGAATCGTATTCAGAAGAAGAGTGGGATATTCTTGATAGTTATGTTGAACATGATCGTGACTACCTGTTTACTTATGCTGGTCTACGTCAGGTAACTGATAAATATCTTGTACAGGATCGTAGTAGCGGTCAAGTATATGAGACACCTCAGTTCATGTACATGCTGATTGCTGCAACTTTGTTTGCACCATACTCACAGGATATCAGGTTAGATTATGTCAGAAGATACTACAACGCAATCAGCAAGCACCAAATCAACATCCCCACGCCTATCATGGCAGGGGTACGAACTCCCCTTCGACAGTTTGCTAGCTGTGTTCTTGTTGATGTTGATGACACCCTCGATAGTATCTTTTCTAGTGACATGGCGATTGGCTACTATGTTGCTCAGCGTGCAGGAATCGGTATCAACGCAGGTAGAATCCGTGGAATCAACGCTAAGATCCGAGGCGGAGAAGTTCAACACACAGGTGTTATTCCATTCCTCAAAAAGTTTGAAAGCACTGTCAGATGCTGTACTCAAAATGGCATTCGTGGTGGATCGGCAACAGTACACTTCCCAATCTGGCACCAAGAAATAGAAGACATCCTTGTTCTTAAAAATAACAAGGGTACAGAAGATAATAGAGTACGTAAACTTGATTACTCTATTCAGTTAAGTAAAATATTCTATGAGAGATTTATTAGAAATGAATCTATTACGTTATTCTCTCCTAATAATGTGCCTGGTCTCTATGATGCTTTTGGTACTGATGCATTCGATGATCTCTACCTACAATACGAAAGAGATGAGTCCATTGAGAGAAAGTCTGTGGGAGCGCAGGAACTGATCCTTAACATCTTGAAGGAGAGAGCAGAGACTGGTCGTATCTATCTGATGAATCTTGACCATTGTAATTCACATTCATCCTTCAAGGATAAGGTGAACATGTCTAACCTGTGTCAAGAGATCACACTACCTACTGATCCTATTAATCATATCGATGATGATGGTGGTGAGATTGCATTGTGTATTCTATCTGCAATCAACGTAGGAAAACTACGTGATCTTGATGAGATGGAAGACCTTGCCGACCTTGCTGTTCGTGGTCTTGAAGAACTGATTGACTATCAAGACTATCCTGTGGAAGCAGCACGTCGTAGCACCCTCTCACGCCGCTCTCTGGGCATTGGATTCATCGGTCTGGCACATTACCTAGCAAAACGTGGATTAAAGTATGACAACCCTGATGCATACAAGGAAGTTCATAAACTCACCGAAGCGTTTCAGTACAACCTTCTGAAAGCATCTAATCAGATCGCTAAGGAGAAGGGAGCATGTGATGGATACGAACGTACTAAGTATCATGATGGAATTCTACCTATCGATACATATAAACAGGAGGTTGACGAACTAGCAGCACCAGAGTACAATTATGATTGGGAAAGTCTTCGCGAATCTATCGCCGCCCACGGTCTTAGGCACTCAACATTGTCCGCACAGATGCCTTCGGAAAGCAGTTCCGTTGTGTCAAATGCAACCAATGGAATCGAACCACCTCGCGACTACCTGTCCATTAAAAAATCAAAGAAGGGACCTCTTAAACAGATTGTTCCACAATATAATTCATTAAAGAACAACTACACACTGCTGTGGGATATGCCTTCTAACGCGGGTTACATTCGTATTGTTGCAGTGATGCAGAAGTTCTTCGATCAGGCGATCAGTGGCAACTGGTCATACAATCCTACCCAGTTCAATGACAATGAGATTCCTGTGTCTGTGATGGCACAAGACTTCTTAACTACGTACAAGTATGGGTGGAAGACATCTTACTATCAGAACACCTATGATAATAAGAAGGATGAAGACACCGATGACACAGAACAGAAACTCAATGCCCTTGTCGATGACATTTTGAGTGGCGATGAGTCTGAGTGTGACGCCTGCAATGTCTAAGGAAATTACCATCACATTATGTGCAGAACTGCAAGAGGACTTCGAGTCCTACCTTGCAGTCTGTGAGTCTTTGGACTTCCCTCCAAGGATAAATTCATTTTTAAATTATGTCACAAACTACGGAACATACGGAGCAGAGAATGGGAGTCACAGTCTTCAACAGCAGGAAGGTTGACACTAAAAAACAACCGATGTTCTTCGGAGCACCGCTAGGTATGCAGCAGTATGCCGAGTTCAAGTATCCTGATTTTGATAAACTAACTCAGACACAACTCGGATACTTTTGGAGACCCGAAGAAGTATCACTACAAAAAGATAGAGTAGACTACAAAACTCTTAATGCACAGCAACAACACATCTATACTTCTAACTTGAAGTATCAGATCCTTCTAGATTCTGTACAAGGTCGTGGACCTGGTATGGCATTCTCACCATACTGTTCTCTGCCAGAACTAGAAGGTGCCATGGGTGTGTGGCAGTTCATGGAACAGATTCATTCTCGTTCCTATACACACATCATCAAGAATGTATATCCTGATCCCTCCATTGTTCTGGATACTACACTAGACGAACCACAAATTCTTAGACGTGCTAAGTCTGTTACCAAAGCATACGATGTGTTCTTGAATGCAGTAGGTTCATGGGCAGAGGGTGACATGTGGTCTAAGGATTGGGAAGGATCACCTTGCCGTGATGAGACACTGAGGGATCTGAAACGTAAACTCTATCTGGCAATTGCTAATGTTAACATCCTTGAAGGTATACGGTTCTATGTTTCTTTTGCTTGTAGTTTTGCTTTTGGTGAACTTAAACTCATGGAAGGTTCAGCAAAAATTATCTCCCTTATTGCCAGGGATGAGTCACAGCACCTCGTTCTGACTCAGAAGATCTTGAAGAAGTGGAAGGAAGGTGATGATCCTGAGATGCAAGAGATTGCATTAGAGGAGAAAGAAACTGTTCGTCAGATGTTTGCTGAGGCAGTGACCGAAGAGAAAGAGTGGGCGAACTTCTTATTCAAAGAAGGTTCTATGATCGGACTGAACGAGAGACTACTCTCACAGTACGTTGAGTGGATCGCTAACCGTCGTATGAAGTCTATTGGTCTCGAACCCATGTTCGATATCCCTGCTAAGAACAACCCACTGCCATGGACTGAGCACTGGTTGAACTCTAAGGGTCAGCAGAACGCACCACAAGAGACTGAGATTGAATCCTATGTAGTCGGTGGCATCAAGCAAGATGTTGAGAGTGCTACGTTTGCTGACTTCCAACTTTGAGTAAGAAGTCGTGGAAGCATAAGAAGAGGATCCCCTCCAACCCTGTCAGGTCTGTTGGGGATCACATCAAATTCTTAAATGATTTGAAGAAAGACCTTAGGCGACCAGGCACTAGGATGCGAAAAAGAGACTTGACATTATAAATATTATCGGGTACAATGTACCCATCGTTCACTGATCAGGACTCTATATCCTGGTTGGCGCAAGTAAATCGCGGAACGGAGCCGTTCATCCCATGATAGAACTATTATTCTATACATCACTCACTTGCGCTCAGGCCGATGCAATTATGTTTCGGATGAGAACAAATGAGAACATTCCTCCTGAGTATAAGGTGGAATTGATTGAGGTCATGAAGGAATCAACGCCTGATTGCTACCCATGGGACGCATACGATTGAAGGAACGGGGTCTAACCACCTCACTTTCAGGAGTAAATCCATGGCACAAGTCACTTACCGTGGTGTCGCATACGACACCGAGCAGTACAAAGAGAAGGTCATTGCTGAGCAAACTGCTAAGCAAAGATTTGATCTCATGTATCGCGGTACCAGAGTCAACCGTAAGGTTGTACCTGACACCAAAACTGCTTGAACGAATTGAATACCAGGACCCACATGGGTCCTTTTTTCTTACAATTATTAAGGTTATGATGAAAATCTTTTTGGATAGTAGTGATGCTAACGAAATCGAGAGAGCAGTAGAGACTGGTCTTATCGATGGTGTGACTACTAACCCTACGTTGATGCTCAGAGCAGGGCGAGATCCCGAAGAAGTATTAGAAGAGATCTCAGATATGTTCCCCTGGACATCATCTATCTCAGCAGAAGTATCTGGATCAACAGCAGAAGAGATGCTAGTGATGGCAGATGCTTATATTCAGATCAATCCAAACATTACAATCAAAGTTCCTTGCAATGTAGAAGGTCTCAAAGCATGTAAGACTCTTTCTGATAATGAAATTGATGTAAATGTAACCCTTATCTTCTCTACGGCACAGGCAATCCTTGCTGCTAAGGCAGGTGCTAAGTATGTGTCACCCTTTGTAGGAAGATGTAACGACAACAGTGTGAGTGGAGTGGAACTTGTACGTGCGATTGCTGGTGTGTATGCTACTCATCGCATTGACACACAGATACTGGCTGCATCATTAAGAGATGTGCATCATGTCTCCCGTTGCTTCCTGTATGGTGCTAATGTAGTTACGATGCCACCCAAGGTATTCTGGAAGATGTATGATCATGTCCTTACTCGCGAAGGACTGGTCCAGTTTGAGAAAGACTGGGCAGAGGTACAACAATTTATTAACACGGATGATGACGAATGAAGGACACACGAATCACAGTAGAAGATTACAAATGTGTATCCGATGAGTTCTTTGACAAGTACAACTATGTCATTGAACGTATGGGACCAGGACCTACCAAGTCTGAGGATGTACTCAAAGTCATGGAAGCATTGAGTGGTGCAGTCATGAAAGAGAGAGCAGACCATGGTGTAGGACCATTTGGATTCAACAAACCAAAGCAGGAGGAGACTGAATGAATTACGATAAGGTAAAAGCAATCGCTCATAACCTCAAACTTCTAGCAATCAGTCTAGAAGATGCCATCAAGGAAGATCCCCAACGATACACAGTGCAATCATCAGAACCACAGATTGGGTATCGTCTTGGTGATGACGATGATGGTTATGCCGATTAAACACCAGTGGAATATAGATTCCGATAACTTACACCCCACCGTATATCTTAGATTGATCTCAGAGATGGAGGGGTGTTGTGCAATCCTCAGTGCTCTTCCCCCAGATGGGACTGACTCTGAGGATTATAAGTATATAAGAGAAGCGTGTAACCGCTACTACAAAGTATACTTTAAGTACAAGAAACATTATGAGGCCACAGAGCGCGAAAGCAAAGGGACGTAGGTTCCAGCAGTGGGTGAGAGACATGCTCATCGAGCATAGAGATATTCACCCAGAAGATATTGAGTCTCGTAGTATGGGTGCTGGTGGTGAAGATATTATGATGGCGAGAGATGCCAGACAGAAGTTTCCATTCAGTATTGAATGTAAGAATGTCGAAAAACTCAATGTATATGATGCATACGATCAAGCGTGTGCAAACTCTGGTGATAACACACCAATTCTATTCATGAAAAAGAATGGAAAGAAACCCCTTGCGGTTGTAGATGCTGAATGGTTTATCAAAAATGTTTACAATTCCAATTGAATCTTTCAAAGTTCCTGACTGGGACAAGTGGAAACCTATCTTACTAGATAAGTGTAATGAGAACAGTCCTCAGGCACATATCACTGGTGGTCGTCTCAATCTACATGAGATGGACACAGATTATCATGAGTTAGTTGGTAAGAAGATCATGCCCAAGTATTATTGGGATGTATTAGACTGTTTAGATCCAATTCTAGATGAGATGCAGACTGATTACCCTCTGGACATCAGAAAGATTGTAGCAATGTGGCATCAGACTACCAAGAATGGTATGTTTCATGGGGTACATAACCATGGACCTGTGGGAATCACTGCTGTATTGTATGTTGATTTCAAACCTGAGATCCATAAGGCAACTACATTCTTCGCACCCTTCCACAACTACATCAACGGTGAGGTGGTGGACTACATGCCTGATGTAAATGAAGGTGACTGTGTGTTCTTTCCATCATACTTACCACACATGCAGGAACCTAACTTCACTGATGTGTCTCGCACTATCATTTCTTTCAACATTATGGGTAAGGAGATGACACCACACGCGGTTGTGCCACGCATCCAACTGCAACAAGGCGGTTGACATCGCAGTCATCCTGCTATATATTAATAGAGTTCTGGACTTAGAGCAAACCATGGATGACTATCTTGATTCAGAAGATTTCTACATGTTAGAACTTCTGATTGACGAACTCCATGAACATGTGGAGCAGGGTGCTGACATGTCAGCATATGCAGTTAACGAAAGAATTAAATCCATTTATGAACTACCGTGATCGTTATGTCACTGTCGAACTGACTGATGATGAGTTTGAACAGATCAATCAAATAGTTTCAGAACACAAGAACTTTAAGACAACAGAAATAGAGAACGTTAGAGAATGTGAAGTCGCCTTCATTGATTCTCAAACACTCTATGATATCATCATGTCTTATGCTACTCGTGTGAATGAAGCAGCGAATTGGTTTTTTGATCTAGACTTTGTTGAACCCTTGCAGGTGACAAAGTATAGTGAAGGTCATCGTTATGATTGGCACCAAGATGAATCTGAATGGCATCCCTTTAAGAGGAATGATCAGAAGATTCGTAAGATATCATTCACTCTCCTACTGAATGATAACTTTGAAGGTGGTGAGTTCCATCTAATCAATCAGGCAGTCCCATTGAAGTCAGCATACATGGTGTTCTTCCATTCGGATGACCCACACATGGTTGCTCCTGTGACCTCAGGCACCCGTCTATCCCTTGTAGGATGGATCCAGGGACCCGCTTGGCGGTAACATGGTTCAGTAGCTCAGTTGGATAGAGCAACTGCCTTCTAAGCAGTCGGTCGCTGGTTCGAGTCCAGCCTGAATCGTCGGGGTTACGCCCCCCGAACACAGTAGAATAAGTAGGAGAGAGACGATCATGACGATCCAATCTAGATTTGCAAACTCTTTGCAAATCCTTCGCGATGCTGCCAACGGAGACATCTCCTTGGAAATCCAGTATCCTCATCTGTTCTCACAGGTCTGTCGCTTTTATGAAAATAAAGGAGTCAGGTTCTTTGGTTCAGATGTTGAAGAAGATTATGCCTACCTTATTGACCACCTTATAGCAGATAATGTACTTGTCTAAATGAAACTTAACCCAGAACCTATACTGTATGATGGCCGAATAGCGAATCCTCGTACCGATTTTATCTACACAGAGAAGATTGACGAGAGCGTTGTTGATGGCATCGTTGACTTTTATCATACTCAAACTATCTTTGAGAAATGGCCTGGGGAAACGATTGATGATAATGGTGGTGGCATGGTAAACACTGCTATCAAAGATTCCATGGACAACCCTGTCTTTATTGGGATCACTGATAGCAGAGTTCGTGATCTCACTGGGGAAGTGAACCGTGTAGTGAATAACTATGTCGATCACTTCCCTCTTTGTTCTAAGACAAATATCTGGAAGATGGAAGAGTTCTTCAATCTTCAATACTATAAACCAGGTGGTGGTTACCACATGTGGCACTGTGAAAGACAGTCATCGAGTAGATCTAATACTTATAGACACCTCGTTTGGATGACGTTCTTAAATGATGTGCCCGATGGTGGTACCGAATGGTTTCATCAAGATCTATATGTTCCTGCTGAAAAAGGTTTGACTGTCATCTGGCCTAGCGATTGGACCTACACCCATAGGGGTCGCAAATCAGACACATCAGAGAAACTGATCGCGACAGGGTGGTATCATTTCCTATAACGTGCTATCATATGCCTAGGTTATCTCACCAGTACATGACACCGATTGTTCTCCTAGAACGCTTTCCCTACCGCTATGTCGAGACAGGTGTTCTCGATAACGGTACTCCCGACTTTCGTATTCAAAAGACTGATGCCCGTACTGGAAGGTACCAGGACATGTATCTCTGTGACAATGCTATGCAGATGAGCACAGCGATGGATGACTTTGAATACACTAAGTGGTTGGATCCAGCAGGAGTTCCCTGCTATGTGCGAGACAATGTAAAATCACCAAAGGACACTGACTAATGACAAACGTTCGTAATGAATTTGACAACGCAGTAGATGCACTGCGATCTGCTTTGAAAGCAGCAATTGACGATCCTACATTTGATCGCAACAATCTTAGTGAGGTATGGCGACACTATCAAGGTCTCCAAACTATCACTGAGAGGATTCCAGGAGGCGCTACAAGTGCCTTCACTCAGGATCTAGGACTCAGTACATCAGATTATATTAATTTTGATCTGAGTGACACCGTGGCAGCAGCAGGCAACATTGAAATCAACACTCCTGGTCAAGACATGATCTCGTTTGGTTGACAAATCTTAACAAATCCTATATAGTAGGACCTGTTACATAACTTTACAACTCATGACTGTTACTTCTAACGACCGTGGCCAGCAAAACATGTGGGCAACTGAACCCCGTATGTATATTGACCCAACCGAAGCAGAACGCTATGGTTACGAAACCTATGCCGAACGTGCAGAGAAACTGAATGGACGTACTGCTATGCTTGGATTTGTTGCTGCTGTTATTTCCTACGCTACTAGTGGTAGTGTATTTTTCTTTGGTATCTTTGGTTTCTAATGCAACAAACTTATACAGAAGAGTCCCTGATCGAGACAGTTGCTGCTCTCGGATGGGACGTGAGGCATGACAACATCGTGGTTGAAGTTGGAGGCACTGTTGTCTCTGGCATCCACCAAGGTGAAAACTACAATAAGAAGTGGGCAACACCTTATGGTACTCGCAAGTTCAATAAGGATGCCTTCATTGTGATCAAGAACCTATCCAGGAATGACGACACTAAGTCTCAACCTATGGACAGACCTCACGAACCACATCATTCAAAGACACCAGACATTGTTGTCAACATGGACGGTGGTGTAGGTGGTTCTTGGGAAGTTACTGAGGAGACTAACGATGTTCCTACCTGAGGTAACTTTCAAATACAGTAAGGGTGACACCTGGGTAGACATTGATACCCATCATTTGTTTGATCGTAAGCGTAGTGTAGTATTCTCACTACCTGGTGCATTCACACCCACTTGTACTACAAGACAACTACCTGCATACGATGAACTTTATCCTGAGTTCATGAAGTATGTTAATGAAGTCTACTGTATTTCTGTTAACGATTCCTTTGTAATGAACCAATGGTTCAGTCAAGTCAAAGTTCAAAATGTAAAACCAATTCCAGACGGAGCATGTGAATTCACTAGCGCCATGGGAATGGCAGTGAACAAAGCAAACTTTGGATTTGGATATCGATCATGGCGATATGCTATGGTAGTAAATAATGGTGAGATTGAAAGGATCTTTGAAGAACCTGGTAAGGTAGGTCTCTGCCCCGCAGATCCCTACTCTGTTTCATCTCCACAAACCGTACTCAACTATCTACAAGAACAATGAACGAAAAAGCAGAACGCATCAATGGATGGGCAGCAATGCTCGGAGTCATCGCAGCACTCGGTGCATACGCACTGACAGGACAGGTTATCCCTGGCATCTGGTAAACTAAATAAATCTGTGTTGAACGCAGATCAATGGAGAGATACGCATTAGAATTTAATTTGAATGGTAGATGGATCAGATTGAAACACTACAATAATCTCACTAGAATCAAGGCAGAGTTTTACATTTATCTCTGCTCACGAATGAGTATCTCTCCCACCTGTAAAAAAGAACTACGTTGTGTATCACTATGATTGAAGATTGGAGATACAATCCTGAGCGCCTAGATGATAGGCGCTTTTGTTTAGCCGCCCTTGTCATGCATGGGTGTCAGATTGATAGAAAAGTATATGAATTCTGTCATGACTACACATCCAGCGGTGCATGTCAAGGCATGTTGGGACAGTTCACAGAAGGCAAGGGTGCTCCTGAGGCATTCCGAGTCGTTTATGATGCCTTCCAGTCCTGGTTGATCGAGACAGATCAGGGGACAGATTACGAACTGGTTCAGCAGGAAGGGGTTGACAAAATCGGATAATGCCTATATATTATATGAGTCGTTACAAAACGACACACAACACGCCTTACCAAGACTAAACAGCGTGTCTAAACAACAGTCTTTAATACCTGCCTCTGAGGGTGAGACAGGAATAATTTACTAGTGTTTCCCTGCACTCATACCTAACCCTTTTTCAAAATGTCCACACTTTCAAGACAACAATCTACTTCCTCGTGGGAATCTTTCTGCGAGTGGGTCACCTCCACCAACAACCGTTTGTATGTTGGTTGGTTCGGTGTACTGATGATCCCAACTCTGTTGGCGGCAACCATCTGCTTCATCGTTGCTTTCGTAGCAGCACCTCCCGTCGATATTGACGGCATCCGCGAACCCGTAGCAGGTTCACTTATGTATGGAAACAACATCATCTCTGGTGCTGTTGTCCCATCCTCCAACGCAATTGGTCTTCACTTCTACCCCATCTGGGTAGCAGCATCTCTCGATGAGTGGCTGTAC